GGCGACCACCGCAGCATGGAGGTCCGTCTCACCCCAGGTAGGGGACTGTTTGCAGATCTTTCTGCCGTGCTCCAACCGGTTCTGGCACCGCCAGACCGCCCGCTTGTGTTGTGGTATAAGCAAACTATACTTTGAATAATCTGCAAACATTTTGCAAGTTTGCATCTGACATTAACAGAAAAGGGGGATTTTTGTGAAGATCAAACTTGATCCCGGCGCGTTCTGCCCGACCCGTGCCCACGAAACCGACGCAGGCCTTGACCTGTATGCCACTGAGGACAAGGTTGTCCCGCCCTACGGCTCCGCTATTTTCGATACCGGTGTCCATGTCCAGCTTCCACCGTTTACGGCAGGGTTTCTCAAATCTAAGTCCGGATTGAATGTAAAACACGGGATCACCAGCGAGGGCGTGATCGACGTGGGCTACACGGGTTCTATCTGCGTGAAGCTATACAACCACGGCTCGAAACCGTACACCGTCCAGCGTGGCGACAAAATTAGCCAGCTGGTGGTGATGTACATTGCGCTGCCTACGATAAAGATTGTGGATGAATTGGACGAAACCGACAGAGGGAATAGCGGGTTTGGAAGCACTGGGAAGTAATTTTCAAAGAAAGCGAGGCAATGTTTTGAGCGAGTTTTCAAATAGATTGCGGCAGCTTAGAGAAAGCATGAAACCGGTTCGCAGCATGACAGTTACATCACAGCTGATGGGATTACATCCTGACATGTTACGAAGGTATGAGCGTGGCGAAGCTGAACCACTTCTGGAAGCACTTTGTTTAATGGCGGACTACTATGGCGTAAGTACAGACTACCTTCTAGGACGAACAGATTTTCCGTTTGTACGCAGGCTATAACCTTTTATCACCTCATCGACATATAACTCAATCTCCCATTGTAGTGGGAGACGAAAAAGTGAATTATGCGAAAATGGGAGATGGGGAGATACATTCCCCGTCTCCCCCATTTTTCTCTCTTCCTCTTATCTGCGCCCGGCGACGGTCCACCTCCTGCCGCCGCCGGGTCCTATAACAGGAGGTCACAATTTTATAGCCCGCCTATCGGCATCGGGCGGGCATTATGGTCCTTTGGCCCATTGGTAAGGGCTGGCCGCTCATAACGGCCTGGTCTGGGTTCGATCCCCAGGAGGGCCACCAGCCGAAACGGCAAGGTGTATGGAGTAACTGACAGCACGGAAAGACGGCCAGGCCAAGCAGAAAGCCTGCACACAACCCGCAGAATGGCTCCAAAACATGGGCCATTTGTCGCGCGGCACTCAGCAGAGAGGCCTGACCGGGGCAGATCCGGAGCGTGGCACCAATGCTTGCAAAAGAAACCAGTAAACGATGCAGCGTAAGTTGGCATAATGAACTGGTGTGAGTTGGACGGAGGTTTGCAAGCAAACAAAATAATGAAAGGCGGTGAGCCCGTTGTGGCCAGGGGAAAATATCAGCAGTGGCTGGAGCCGGACGGGCTTCTTCTGCTGGAGGGATGGGCTCGGGACGGCCTGACCGATGAACAGATTGCCCACAATATGGGCATTACTGCAAAAACACTGTATGAGTGGAAAAACAAATACAGTGATATTTGTGAGGTCCTAAAAAAGGGCAAAGAAGTTGTGGACTACCAAGTGGAAAACGCCCTGCTGAACAAGGCACTTGCAGGAGACACGACGGCGCAGATCTTCTGGCTCAAAAACCGCAGGCCGGACAAGTGGCGGGACAAGCCGCGCGAGGTAGACGGAGGAGAGGATGGAGAAGTAAGGGTGATTATTGATGTCTGAGGTACGACTTTCCTCTGTTCTGGGCCCTGCTTTTCACCTTCTGGCCCGAGATGCTTTCCGACACGGTCATACTCACTATGATTTATCCGGCGGGCGTGGCTCGCTCAAATCCTCCGCGGTGTCTCTGCTTGTACCGCTGTTGCTGATCCACAACCCTGGCACTCATGCACTGATATTGCGCAAGGTGGCAAACACAATCCGGGACAGCGTGTACGCTCAGTACCTGTGGGCAATCGGAGAACTTGGGATGGCGGAATACTGGGACGCCAAAGTACAGCCCATGGAGCTGATTTACAAGCCAACGGGGCAAAAAATCATGTTCCGGGGCGCGGATGATCCTATGAAAATCAAATCCATAAAAGTTCCCTTCGGCTATATTGCCGTAACTCATTTTGAGGAAAAAGACCAGTTCGCCGGTAGAGCAGAGATTCGCACCATCTTGCAATCTACCATGCGTGGCGGGTCTAAATTCTGGAACTTCGAGAGCTATAATCCGCCCATCAGCCGGGACAACTGGGCCAACAAAGACAGCTTGGAGGAAAGAGCGGATAGGCTGTGCCACAAGAGTACATACCTGGAGGCCCCGCCGGAGTGGCTGGGAGCGCAATTCCTGGCGGAAGCCGATCACCTGAAGGAAACAGATGAGCGGGCATACCGTCATGAGTACCTGGGAGAAGCTGTCGGAACCGGCGGGAATGTGTTTGAAAATCTGGAGCTGCGGGAAATCACGGACGCGGAAGCGACCTCCTTCGACCATATCTATCAGGGCGTGGACTGGGGATGGTTCCCCGACCCCTTTGCCTTTATCCGACTGCACTATGACCGGGCCAGAGAAACAATCTACTTGATGGACGAGATATATCAAAACAAACTGACCAATGAGGACAGCGGAAAGCTCATTCTGTCCAGAGGATATAAGGACGCCTATATTACCTGTGACAGCGCGGAGCCCAAGTCGGCAGCGGACTATCGGTCTATGGGGCTTCCGGCCAAAGAAGCCATCAAAGGCCCTGGAAGTGTGGAGTATGGTATGAAGTGGCTCCAGCGCCGGAAGATAGTCATTGACCGCCGCCGGACGCCAAACGCATACAAAGAGTTTGTAGGATATGAGTATGAGCGCAATAAGGACGGAGAAATCATAAGCGGATACCCCGACTGTAACAATCATCTGATTGACGCAACGCGGTATGCTTTGGAACGCGTATTCCGGCGCATGGGAGTGAGAGCATGACCATTACAGACAAGTTGAAAGAACTCGGATACGCCACGGTCAGCGAGAGCTTTTATGCCAAAATCCAGGAGTGGAAAAGTTGGCACGAGGGCGACGTAAAGGGCTTCCACCGATACCGGGTAAGGAACGGCGCCGGAATGGTGCGCTGCAAGCGGTATACCCTTAATATGGGCAAAAAAGTGCCAGAGGACTGGGCGAACCTGCTAATGAACGAGCGCGTGGAGATCACTCTGGAGGGAGCAAAAGAGCAGGCATTTGTTGACCAGGTGCTGGAGGAGAACAATTTCGCAGTCAAGGCGAACGAGATGCAGGAACTGGCCTTTGCGCTTGGAACCGTGGCCTTTGTCCCCCGCGTGGTAGGGATGAAAGTCACAGAAGGCGGAGCGATTGCGGGGAGCGCGGAAGGTATCGTGATTGACTATGTGACAGCGGAGCATATCTGGCCGCTGTCGTGGCAAAACGGCGTAATTACAGAGTGCGCCTTTGACAGCATCATCAACGTCAACGGGGAAGATTACTGCTATCTGCAAATCCATCGGAAAATCGGCGGACTGTACGACATTGAGAACAGGCTGTATACATATCGGAACCAGAATGTGGGCACTGAGATTCCACTTGCCTCCGTGCAGGGATTTGAGCGGGTCCCGCCTGTGGTGCACACCGGCTCCGACCGGCGGCAATTCGTCATTGACCGGCCCAATATCGCCAACAATCTGGATTACACCATCCCGCTCGGTATCTCGGTGTACGCCAATGCCATTGACAGTCTCAAGGGCGTGGATGTGGCCTTTGACAGTTACATCAATGAGTTTGTGCTGGGCAAAAAGCGGGTCATGGTCAAGCCGTCCACCCTAAATTATCTGGAGGGAGAACCGGTATTTGACCCGGATGATCTGGCCTACTACGTTCTACCGGAGGACATTGAGGGCGGAGCGGTCATCACCCCCATTGATATGACGCTACGCACCGCAGAGCACAGCGAGGGCATCCAGACACAGCTTAATCTGCTCTCCAGCAAGTGCGGATTCGGCGAGAATCATTACCGGTTTGACCAGGGCAGCATTGCCACGGCCACACAGGTCATCAGTGAGAACAGTACCATGTTCCGCACCATCAAAAAACATGAAATCATTCTGGATCAAGCCATCAAAGAGCTGTGCCGAATTATTCTCCGCTTGGGTAACACTGCTATGGGTGCCAGTCTGAATGAGGAGGCACAGGTCACCATTGACTTTGATGACTCCATCATTGAGGACAAGACCACGGAGCGGAACAATGACCGCCAAGACCTCGCGGCGGGTATCATGAACGACTGGGAGTATCGGGCCAAGTGGTACAACGAGGACGAGGTCACGGCCAAGAAGATGCTGCCGAAGATGGAGGATATGACCACCGAACCGGAGGAGGAGACTGAATGACTAAGACACACATTGTTGAAACAGTAGAAGAGTATGACGAAAACGGGAATCTGCTGAAACGGACTGTGACAGAGACGGACGAAACGGATGATAACCCGGCTCGCTATGTGCATACCACATCCCCATATACCACGCCGGTTTTTGGAGTTCCGTACTGTGCGGCCAGCGAAGATGGTTAACAATGCATCGTTATCCTTTTTCACCGGAACTGCTTGACGCCATACCGGAAGAGCTGGCCGAACTGTATCGGAGCCTGGAAGCGACGCTCCTTGAGGAAATATGCTCCCGGCTGAAGCTGGCCGGGCAACTGAACGAGGTTACGGTGCAGGACATACGGGCGCTTCGCTCCCACGGTATCAGTCTGGAGGAGATTGAGAAGGCCATCCAGCGCACCACCAATCTCTCACAGAAGCAGCTGGATAAACTGCTGGACGATGTTGTGGAGCGCAACCAGAGGTATTACACCGACCTCATTGACCTGGCAAGGCTGACACAGCCGGAGACACTGGTGAGCGCCGCTGACATTGCCGCTATCATGTCCCAAGCACAGCGGGAAGTATGATGCCACACAGAAGCAAAGGCAGATTGAGCGCACTGTCCGCAAGCTGAATCGTCAGAAAAAGGCATATCAGGCCGCAGGGCTGGAAGAGGACGCCCAAGCGGTGACAACCCGCATCCGGCGGCTGAACAAAGAGTATAAGTCATTCAGTGAGGCGGCACGGCTGCCATTGCAGCGGGAGAGGATGCAGGTTCAATATCCGGAAGATATAACCGATATAAAGCAATTCTCTGGACTAGGCGCATATCAAGGGGATATAAAAATTGTCAGAAAGTTCTCTGAACGACAATATCAGGTGCAACTTGACCCACCGCAGATTAGCGGGGTGACAGACCACTTTGCAAAGAACCTGACGTTAAAACAGGATAGAGCAGCATTGACTATCGAAGTGTCGCAGAGTATCATAAATAGCAGCAGGTTAGTCTTGTATCAGACTGATCGAAATACATTAAAATTCTTAGCAGATAATGGGTATGTTGTTTTAAGTGTTGACAAGAAGATCGTGACAGCGGTTCCAGAAAAACTGAGAAAGAAGTATCGGGACTATTTGGAAGGAAAATGATATGGCGAAAAATCACAATGATAAATACATTTGCCCTCTGTTTGGGCGAGAAATCCTATACGGAGAATGCTATGAGATCCAAGAAATCCGGGAGGACGAGATGGACATGGAACTTGCAATAGAGCCGTTTGATGTAGAAAAAGCAAATGAAGTTTGCGAGAAATGTAAGTGGTATATTGTGGAGGGCGGCGCATGATAAAAGAAATCAATGGGAAAACATGGTATTGTTGCCCCCATTGCGGAAAAGCGCTTTTCCCGCTCCGAACGGATACAAAAATACGACACATGCCATTTCGATGTAAGGCGTGTAAGCACGACATAGAAGTGAATATTGCGTAGAGCCAAGAGCCTGTGAGCCAAGAGCCATCAGTTACCGAGGATTACTCGGTGGTTGATGGCTCTTTTTGCATTGTCAGAGAAGACATTAAAACCCAGACGGCAGAGAAGCCGTAAATCCCAAATATAAGACAGAGAAGTCTATAAAACCCAAAGGAGAAGCATCATGGCAAATATCGACACAAGCATGATTGAAGGGTTCGACGGCATGACCGCCGACGAAAAGGTTACGGCACTGCTGGGCCTGCAAATTCCTGACCCCGTTGATCTGTCCGGGTATGTCAAGAAGGACGTATTTGACGCAAAGGCAACGGAGGCGGCTTCCCTTGCAAAGCAGCTAAAAACGAAAACCGTGGAAGCTGAGACCGCCACCGGTACGCTGTCCACTACGCAGGCGGAGCTGGAGGCAATCAAGCGGAGCTACTACGTTGCCTCCAAGGGCCTGACCGGTGATGATGCTGAGTTTATTGCTTTCAAGGCCGGGAAAATGGTGGACGATAAGACCACCTTCGAGCAGGCTGTGGATGCTCTTACCGCTGACCGCAAGAAAACCACCTTTGACTGGACTGCCCCCTTGGGAGGCGGGCAGAAGAAGGAGACAGACATTATGAACGCCCTCATCCGGGGCGCGCTGAAATGAAAGGAGACTGTATATGGCAGTTGAAATTATTGACAGAAGCAAACTCTCGGGCCTGATTCCTGAGCCTGTAACCCGTGAAATCATTCAGGGGGCTGTGGCTGAGTCCGCCGTGCTGCGGATGGCCCGCCGCCTACCCAACATGACCAGCAAGACGCAGACCCTCAATGTGCTGGATGCACTGCCCACCGCCTACTTTGTCAATGGCGAGGCCGCCAGCGGCGCAGCCGACTCCAAGGCATCTCTGAAAAAGACCACCAACATGGCCTGGGACAAGAAGAAGATCCACGCCGAGGAGATCGCCGTCATCGTTCCTATTCCTGAGGCGGTTTTGGACGATTCCGACTACGACATCTGGGGTGAAGTACGGCCCAGACTGACCGAGGCCTTTGGCAAGGTCATTGACGCCGCCGTGCTCTACGGCACCAACAAGCCCACCTCCTGGCGAGATGGCCTGGTTCCCTCTGCGGAGACCGCCGGCGCGGTTGTACCTGCTACCACTGACATCTACAAGGACATCATGGGCGAGGGCGGCGTCATCGCCAAGGTGGAGGAGAGTGGCTATATTCCCAACGGCGTAATGGCTGCCATTCAGATGCGGGCCAAGCTGCGCGGTCTGGTGGACAAGAACGGACAGCCCATCTTTAAGACCGATATGCAGGGCGACACTCGGTATGCGTTGGACGGCATGAGCATGTACTTCCCCATCAACGGCGCTTACGATCCCACTGAATCCCTGGCAATCGTTGGTGACTGGAGCCAGCTGGTCTATGCCATCCGGCAGGACATGACCTTTAAGATTTTTGACAGCGGCGTTATTCAGGATCCTGCTTCCGGAGAGATTGTATATAACCTCCTCCAGAATGATATGGTGGCCCTCCGCGCCGTCATGCGTCTGGGCTGGGAAATTCCCAACCCCATCAATTCCTTTAACACCGGCACTGAGAACGCATTTCCCTTTGCGGTTTATGCACCGGCGGGGGGTTAACACCCCCGTCCGAAACCGGCCTAGTCGGATCGGGGGTAGCCGGTAAGGCAAAAGTAGGCAGAAAGCAGGTGAAATAATGGCATACACACCGACTACATGGAATGACGGTGACCTAATCACGGCAGAAAAGCTGAACAAGCTAGAGCAGGGCGTTCAGAACGAACAGGTAGGCCCACAGGGGCCAAAAGGTGACCCCGGCGCAGCAGGTGCCGCTGGCGCAGATGGAAAATCCGTTAAAGCAATTGCACTGACTACAACCGGCGGTGCAGTTACTGGCGGAACCTGTACGCTCAGCGATGACAGCACCATTCAAATCACCGTGACAGCATCTGAGGGTTAATAGGAGGCTTTTAAATGGCTTACGCAGACTATGAGTATTACACAATTACATACCTGGGGACAGCCATTTCGGAGGCCGACTTTCCGCGCTTCGCCCTGCGTGCAAGTTCCTTTTTGGACTACTACACGCAGGGCCAGGCGGCCAAAAACGCAGAACTGGACGCGCTGAAAATGGCGTGCTGCGCAGTTGCAGAGCAGTACCAGTCTATTGACGCTGCACAGGCACTTGCGCAAAAGGCTCTGTCCGCTTCTCTTTCCTCTGGCGGAGAACTGCAAAGCCAAAGTGTAGGCAGTTGGTCTAAGACCTACCGGAGCGCCGGAGACAGCGCACAACAGGCGCTTGCTTCAGCCGAAACCGCGCAGGCGGCCCTTGCTGCCGCAGCAGCTCAATACTTGGCGGGCACAGGGCTTCTTTACCGTGGGAGGGGGTGCGGCTATGGACATGTTTCCCCATACTGTGACGCTTTATAACGTGGCGACAGAGGAGGACCCGGCAACCTTTGAGGAGACGCGCGTCAACCATATTACCATTCTGGAGGGCGTCCTGCTGGATGCTGTTAAGGCGCAGAACGTCAACCGGAGCGGGCTTGAAAGCGCCGATTCCGTTACCCTCTATATCCCGGTTGGGGTGTCTGCAAAAGACGGTGTCACGGGCGTGGAGAAGCGCTATGTTGGCCCGGTGGAATACTGGAACGCGGATGATAAAAGCGGCTTGTGGTCACTCTCGACAGGGCAGGACACCTTTTTCGTCAAGGGGAAAGCGGTTCATCCCGACTGGAGCACCCAAAAGATTGACGCCGCCTATGATGATGTTTACAACGTCACAAAGGTGGATTTCAAGGACTTCGGTGGCGATATGTCGCACTGGGAAGTGGGTGGGGCTTGATGTTGAAGTTCAGTGTCCACACTGAGGGGCTAGAGGCAATCAAGGAAAAGATAGCCGAAGGGTGCACCAAAGCAGAGCACATTGTGGCCGTCCAGGTACAGAAAGATACCTCGCCTTATGTCCCCGCCTTAACAGGCGACTTGGATCGCAGAACAAGAGTGGACAGAGCGCTAGTGATCTATCCTGGACCACGGTCGCGCTATTTGTACCACGGGAAACTGATGGTAGATCCAGAGACCGGCAGCAGCTACGCGCGTAAAGGCGCAACCAAAGTCCTAACAGACAAAAACCTTGTATTTAGTAAAGCTATGCACGCACAGGCGCAATCACATTGGTTCGAGGCCAGTAAGGCCGAAAATTTGGAGAAATGGGTGCGCACAGCGGATAAGGCGGTGAAGCGTGAACTCTGAGAAAAAGCAAAAGCCCCGCATGCTGGCAGCGGCTGAGGAAGTGGACAAAATCTCCCGCTCTATGCTGGTGTGGGCCAACACCTTCCCGGAAAAGCCAGTGGACATCATCAAGTATGAGTTCCTGTCCGCAGACCAGGGAGACGAAACCGGTATGGCTCTTTCCACCATTCAGGGGACATACATTACCCGGCGGTTCATTACCGGCGGCTACCAGGGAGAGTATCAATTTAAGCTTATTTACCGCATTAAGCCCGGCAGAAGCAACGACAAGCGCCTGGAGGCCGATGAGTTGCTGAACCACTTTGGAGACTGGGCCCGGCACAATCTGCCCGACTTGGGGGGCGAAATTGGGGCGCTGAGAGTGGAGCCAACCACACAGTCCTCCAAATTTGCTGCCTATGAGGACGGCTATGAAGATTATCAAATTTTAATGAAGCTGACCTATGAGGTTGGCGTTTGAAAGGAGAACGAAATATGCCTGAATCTGATCTGACATTCAACACCCCGGCTGGGCAGACTGTTGCCCGTGAACTGCTGATTGCCTATCTGAATGTGGCAGCGGAAACGCCTGAAACAACGCCTGAGTGGGCACCCATCGGAAGGCGCGTTGAGGACAGCTCCATCGAGATGGACTGGTCTACCGAAACGAAAGTTGACATTTTCGGCGATACATACACCACCGGCAAGAAAGCCACTAAAACGCAGACCTTTGACCCCTGGGAGTTAGACGGCTCCGACAAAGCGCAGAAAAAGATCTGGAATCTTGCCATCAAGGACAATAACGTCAATGCCCTGCTGAATCAGGACATGCTTATCGTGCATCTATACGCTGGTACTGCCGATACTGCTGTGTTTGCGGAGCGCTATTCTGCCTGTTCTGTACTTCCCACCGGCCTGGGAGGAGAAGGCGGTGGCTCCATCGGGATGCCCGTCGAGGTGACCTACGGCGGCACCCGCACGACCGGTACCGCGGCTGTGACAGGCGGCAAAGTGACATTTACGGCTGACGGCGCGGGAGGTTAAAAATGAAAGAACTGAATTTTGAATCCGGCCTTGTTACATACTCCCTGAACGGAAAGTGCGAGGTGTCCTTCAATCCCACCGACAGCAACTTTATTGAGCGGCTTTACGCCACGTTTGAAGAGCTGGATCGCAAGCAGGAGCAGTACAAGTCTGACATTGAAAAGATGGCGGATAAGAGGAAAATTTTTGACTACGCCAAAGAACGGGATGCAGAAATGCGAGGCATGCTGGACGAAGTATTTGGCGTACCCGTATCCGACGCCCTGTTTGGAGAAATGAACGTGTACGCGTTGGCTGGCGGCGTCCCTGTGTGGTGCAACCTTATGCTGGCTATCATGGACGAAATCGACACCACCTTCGCCAGAGAGCAGAAAGCGACCAACCCACGTATTGCGAAATATACGGCAAAGTATAAGAAGAAATAACAGGAGGAGCGCAGCATGGAATACGGACTGCCTAAGTCAGTAGAAATTGGCGGCACGAAATTTGAAATTCGCTACGACTTTCGGGTTATTTTGGAAATTTTTGAAGCTCTAAATGACCCGGAAATGACAGAGCGGGAACGTGCCTATGTTGTGCTCCAAATGTTTTATGTGGACTTTGAAAGCATTTCTGACTACAACGCAGCACTGAAAGAGCTTTTTCGCTTTACCAACCGTGGGGAACTGGAGGATAGCGCAAAGCGTCCGCCTAAACTGGTGTCTTGGGAGCAGGACTTTCAATATATCGTGGCTCCTATCAATAAAGTGCTTGGGTGCGAAACCAGGGCCATTGAATATGACATCGAAAGTAATACCGGAGGCGTTCACTGGTGGACGTTTCTGGCTGGCTATATGGAAATCGGGGATTGCTTCTTTGCGCAGGTCGTCAGAATCCGGGACAAGAAAGCAAAAGGTAAGAAACTGGACAAATCTGAACAGGAGTTTTACCGAAAAAATCGGGACTTGGTGGATATCAAAACCAAATACAGTGATGCAGAGAATGATTTGCTGAAGGCCTGGACAGGCGGCTGAGAAGCAGAATTGCACCTTGAAAACTTCATATTGAGATAGCGGAAAATTTTTTGGAAAACCTCTTGACTTTCTGTGTGCACGATATATAATAAATGTGTACACAGAAAGAAGGTGATGAGATGTCGCCCCGTACAGGCAGGCCAAAGGCAGAAAACCCGAAAGATATACAGTTAAAAATCAGAGCTGACAAGCAAACGATTGAAGACTTAGATTTTTGCTGTGAGAAACTGGACAAAACAAGAAGTGACATCATTCGGCTTGGTATCCAAAAGGTTAAGTCTGAGGTAGAAAAATAGAGTGTTGGCGGCCCTGACAAGCATACCAACACTCTACATCACCAGAGGTCTCCCACTGGATAAATCCATTCTATCACAGCGGGAGCCTCCAAATCAAGTAAAAGAGGTTTTTCAAATGCAAAACAAAATTGACTTTGAAAGCGTAAGATTTTCCCTTGATAATATTGTATCAACGCTCGGGCTGGTTATGGAGGATATAGAGCAAGAGCACCTTGATTTTAAAGATGGTCTAGAAGAAAACTTTTTCAAGCGCATGGATTCTGTGTTTATTCCTGCTCTAAACCTAATCCATAGTTCCGCCTTTGATCTATTGGAAGACGTAAAGGAGGCAACTGCATGAATGAACTGATGATTTTCGATAACCCCGAGTTTGGGGAGATTCGTACTATTGAGGAAAACGGCAAGGTGCTGTTCTGCGGGTCTGATGTGGCAAAGGCACTAGGGTATGCAAAGCCACAAAATGCGATTGACCGCCATTGCAGGGGTGCCCTGAAACGGGGCATACCACATCCGCAGTCCCCAGGCAAGACTATCGAGATGCTCTTTATCCCCGAGGGCGACATTTACCGCATGGCGGCCAAGTCGGAGCTGCCCAGTGCAGAGCGGTTCGAGAGCTGGATTTTTGATGAAGTCCTCCCCTCTATCCGTAAGAACGGCGGTTACATCCATGGCCAGGAGAACATGACACCCGAGGAACTGATGGCGGCGGCGCTCATCATGGCGAACAAGACCATTGAGAACCAGAAGCTGCGGCTTTCCTCCCTGACTGTGGAAAACCAGATCATGGCCCCCAAAGCGGCCTACTTTGATGAACTGGTAGACCGCAATCTGCTGACTGGCCTGCGGGAGACTGCAAAAGAACTGAACGTCCCACCCAAACAGTTTGTGAGTTTCCTTTTGGGCGGGAAGTACCTATATCGGGACAAGAAGAAAAAGCTGATGCCTTATCAGCAGCACGTTGATGCCGGACTTTTTGAGCTGAAAGAGTGCTTCAACGATAAGACCCAGTGGGGCGGGACTCAGACAATGGTGACCCCAAAGGGCAGAGAAACATTCCGGCTTCTGATCGCTGGGGCCGCATAACGAACACCCCCGCTATCTCAATATGAGGTAGCGGGGGTGTTCTATTTTCTAAATGCAGATACCAGTATGAGAATTAAAAAACGCTACACGCTTTCATAAAACAAATTATGGCAACAACCCACAAGATTAGGCCGACCCAAACGCCTGGTTTTCGAAAAGTTAAATTTGCGCCACAGTGAGGGCATTGGTTTGCGTTTTTTGCGATTTTTTCGCCGCAGGCGGGACAATCTATCATCTTTTTCATCCTACACACTCCCTAAAATAAACCTTTTCTTACATTTTATCACATCAAACACCGGAAGTCACCATATTTTTTGGAGGTAATCTTATGGCCGCTGACGGCTCCATTATCATTGAAACCCTTCTGGACGATAAGGAAGCCAAAAAGGAACTCACCAAACTTAATAACCGCATCAAGACCTTGAACAACCAGATTTACACCAATCAGCGGTTAAAGATGCCGCTGGTTGAGCAGTCAAAACAGGCTGCGGCCAATCTGGATTTGGCAATGGCCTCGCTGGAAAAAATGAAATCCGCTTCCGTTGGTGCATATACTGCGCAGCAAATTGCCCAGCAGGAAGAGACAGTTAAATCCCTTCAGTATCAATATAGCAAAATTCAATCCCGCGTCGAGGCATACGACAGGAGCATCAGCACAGCAACCGAGAAACTGAACATTGTGAAAGAGCAAGCGGGAGCTATCCAGCAGAACATGGCCGCTGCCGGGGTAGACACAGAAAAAATGGCGGCAGCAGCCAAACGCGCCAGCAAGGGTGCAATGGGATTTGCCACGCAGCTAAAGTATGCAATGAGTAGCATCCTTCTTTATGGAGCTCTGTTTCAGGTGTTCTCTAAATTTACGGAATGGATTGGGAAGGTCATTAAATCCAACGATGCAGCATCTGCTTCGGTTGGCCGGCTAAAAGCCGCCCTGCTGACTTTGGCACAGCCCATTGTAGGAGTTGTTATCCCAGCTCTAACATTTTTAGCGAACACACTTGTACGTATAATTTCGGTTATTTCCTCGTTCATTTCTATGATTTTCGGTTCAACTCTCGAGGAATCAGCCGATGCAGCTGAAAGCCTTTATAATGAGGCGAACGCCATAGAGAGCGTGGGCAGCGCCGCAAAAAAAGCTAGTAAACAGCTGGCCTCTTTCGATGAGATAAACAAACTTTCCGGAGATACAGCAGAAAGCGGAGGAGGGGCTGGGGCTGATGTTATTTCTCCTGATTTTTCCGAGGCCGGAGATCTCAGCTGGCTGGAAGAAACGCTTGGGAAGTCTGCTGGATGGGTAACAGCGGCGCTTTTAATTGGTGGCATTGCTCTGGTTGCGATTGGAGCGTCTACAGGAAGACTGTCTTTGGTGCTTGCTGGCCTTCTTATGCTTGGGTCTGCGGTTACTGTCGGTGAAGAAACCGGAGTATTCGCAGATTGGGCAGCTGCACTTGGGCTGGAAACGGCAGAACAATTTGTGCCTATGGCGCTAACGCTTGGCGGAATTGCTCTTATAGCTTTGGGCGCAGCTATAGCAAACATTTTGGTCGTAATTGCTGGACTTGGACTTATTGGGGCTGGCGTGGCGGTACACCTTCAACCGCCCACTTCACGGAAAAACACCGGAAACCGCCCGCCCATTTGTCCCTGTTCAGGGCGCGCACGACATGTACCGGGCCGGGGAGTACATGGTATACACCGACGGAAAGATTTACCGCTGTACGAGCGACACCAATTTCAGACCGGAGGACTACCCCCAGGCCTGGGAGGAGGCAACTTAATGGCAGATGAAAAATGCGCATACGACCCCGGGCGCGAGTGCCTTGGCCTGCAAAAGGCAAACATGCTGGAAAAGCAAATGAACGAGTGGCGGGCGCAGTCCAGAGAGACCCACAAGGAACTCTTTAACCGCACGAGAGATTTGGAAAAAGCTGAAGCATCCCGCAATGAGCAATACGCCAACATTATGGAAAAGCTGGACGAGCTGATCGCTTGGAAATCAGCTGAGCAAGGCACAACAAAACGTCGCTGGGATGCCATTGTAGATAAGTCGATTTGGGCTGTTCTGGCGGCAGTGATTGCCTTTTTGCTGGCAAGAATCGGGTTGTGAAAAGAGGTGAAAAAGACGTGGAGCAGCTTTACAAGCGATTGAGCAACCTGTTGAGCATCAAGAGTTTGGTTACCCTGGTGCTTACGGCGGTATTTGCCTACCTGACCTGTTCGGGCGGAGTAACCGCTGATCAGTTCCTGACCGTGTTTACGGTGGTTATTGCGTTCTATTTTGGGACGCAGGCCGAGAAAAACGCAAGCAAAACCAATCAATAATACATAAGAAGGAGAAAAATTATGAAGTGTTCTGAGTATTTGTGGAAGAGAATTGCCCTTGATACAGCCGCCCCTGATGAGTGGAGTCCTGAGCAGGTGACGAGAGAGCTGCGTGCTGCCATGACCAAAGCCGGAGACACTGCAATCGTATCCGATACCACCGGCGAACCTATGTCTGAGCGCGATGCCCTAAGTGTATATGGCCGCAACCAGGACAAGCTGAACGAGGCTTACAGACTGGGGAAGAAGTCCCTGTTTGAACTGGTAGTGAAGGAGCAGAACCTGTCCGACGATGAGTACGAGGCCGCCAAAGCCGCCGAAGAGGACAGCGGATTCACAAACCCCAATGGCTAAATTCTACACACAGATTCTGACCCACAATGACTGTTACCTTGCCGGAAAGACCATCACTCCCCGAGGGGTGATGGTCCACTCCACCGGGGCGAACAACCCCAAGCTGAGCCGATACGTTCCCGGCAATGATGCCATCGGACGGAACACAGCAGGAAACCACTGGGATATGTCCGACACCGGGGCCTGTGTTCACGCCTTTATCGGCGAACTGGCCGACGGCAGCGTGGGCGTGGTGCAGACCTTGCCCTGGAACCGGCGAGGGTGGCACTGCGGCAAGGGGGCCAAGGGTAGCGCCAACGACACCCACATCTCCTTTGAGATCTGCGAGGACGGCCTGCAGGATGCCAGCTATTTTGAAGCGGTGTACCAGACAGCCGTGGAGCTGACGGCAGACCTTTGCAAGCAGTACGGTCTGGATCCGCTGGTGGACGGCGTGGTGATCTGCCATAGCGAGGGACATGCTCGGGGAATTGCCAGCAACCACGCCGACGTGATGCACTGGTTCCCCATTCATGGAAAGAGTATGGATACGTTCCGGGCTGATGTGGCCCGGGTGATGGAAGGAGAGGATGATATGACGCAAGAGCAGTGGGATGCCATGATGGAGAACTGGTTGAACCGACGGGCTAGCCAGCCCGCCAGCGAATGGGCCACAGCGCCGTCTGACCAGCACCCTACCGGCATTATGGCCGAGGCCAAGGCCAGGGGCATTACTGACGGTTCGCGGCCCGGTAGCTTTGCTACACGAGAAGAAGTGATTGCGATGGTTACTGCAGTAAAATAAGGAGGTGTGCGCATGAGCGCAAGAGTAAAGCTGCCAACCCCGTTGAACGAACTGTTGCGCTCAGAACTGGAAGCCGCAATTCATGAATCTGCACTGCACCGTGACGATGATTTTATCGCTCGCCGATACATCATTGATAAGTGGCCACAGATCGACATTGCGGCAGAACTCGGTTGGGAGCGGTCTACCGTATCCCATCACATGCCACACATCTTGTCCGAGGTATCTCGGACGGCAGAAAGAATCACAAAAATCACACATACATAGTAAAGGAGAAAGAAAAACACATGTGGTTCTGGTTTTCCCTCATCGCCCTGCTCTGCTGGAGCGGGTCCGACCTGTTTTCCAAGATCGGCTGTCAGGATGCCGACGACAAGTACAGTCACCTCAAAATGGTCATCGCCGTCGGCGTGGTGATGGGCCTGCACGCCGCCTATGAGATCTTCATCGGCGGTACGGAGATCAGCTGGGACGTCATCGTGACGTACCTGCCGGTGTCTCTGCTCTATATTGTCTCCATGACGCTGGGCTATGTCGGCCTGCGCTATATCGAGCTGAGCATCTCCAGCCCGATCTGCAACTCCTCCGGCGCGCTGGTGGCGGTGCTGACGCTCATCACGAGCGGCATCG